CGGCAAACACTTTGCACCACATGACATAAATGCCACTGATATAGGTACAGGTAAAACAAGAATGGAAACTGCACGATCTCACGGCATTAACTTCACAGTAGTTGCAGATGTATCATTAGAGGACGGAATTAACGGCGTGTCACCGTGGCTTACTAGACTATATGTTAATCGTGAAACATGTAAGGAATGGATTAAATCAATGAAAGCATATGGTAGAGAGTGGGACGAAAAACGTGGCATGTATAAGGATGAGCCGTTACATAACTGGGCTTCACACGATGCAGACGTATCACGTTATGCATCTCTAGCAGAGAACCAAATGACCAATAGTGAGTTCAGGCCACCTGCATACTTCCATGATGAAATGCGGGAAATTTGGAGGGGATAACTATTGACATACTTATTAGCAATATAAATAATTGAATTATGAGAAAAACTCAAAAAGCACATGAGGTCTCTAAATTTGGCGGTGTTGATAACTTAGGCTCAATAAGAGAGGAGAATGTATCAGATGCACCTGTATCTAATTTCAATACAGACTTACAGAGTTTGGAGGTAAAGTCAGATACTAACATTGAATCTGATGACGGACACGGCAAGGCAGCAATCGTCAGGATGTTTGAATTTGGTATAAACCCAGAGGCGTTCAAGAGATACAAGGATGCAACAGGAAAGTCACCTAGCAAACAAGAGCTATTTAACTCTTTTTATAAAGGCATAGAAGTTGCACTGTGGCGTGATGGATTAAAGGTAATACCAGAGGCAGATCCAAAGGTAGTGATAGATTCAAAGAATGGTAAGTTCAGGATATTTGTTGGGGCAGAGCCAATGAAAGGTCACATTTTACGAGAGAAACCACAAACACTAAAACAAATAGTACATGGCTGATTCAATCTTAACAGACAAAGAAGTAATAGATTCTCTACCAGAGGAGACTAGAGACATATACTCAAAGTATATGGAGAGTTTTTACTTTCTACAGGCTCGTAAGCATAGACAGGCAAAACAACTTGTGTTACTTAACAACCTACAAAGAGGTGATGAGAACATAGCATCAACGCTGATCCTAACTCTATTCAACCGCACACTTGCCAAGCTCTATGATGACAAGATGCAGATTCGTTTTGTTCCTAGTGAGGAAATGGATAACAAACAGCTTTCAAGCCTTGATATTCTTGCACAGAATGACCACAGAGAGATGAATATGCCAGAGAAAGACTATGACTGGTGTTGGGATGCATTGTTCTTTGGTAGGGGATATATAGAAACGTTACGCTTTGATCCAAAAAGGAAGATAATGCAACCAAGTGTCATTAACCCATTAGTCTTTGGGTATGATCCATATTTTGAGAATGTGCAGGATTGGCGTTATTACTGGAAGTGGATCAGTAAATCATCACTAGAGATTAACCAACTGATAGAGGCAGGTGTGTTGAAAAACATAACCAAAGCAGAGGATTTGCCGTCTGGCATGGAGAATTACTTGTGGGAATACAAGATTATACGAGAACGTGCAAAGGAGGCTACACCTGTTACAAAAGATAGCTACAAGGGCGATATACACCAGATACTAGAGTTCTTTGGATATAACAGTAAAGGAAAGAAGTGTGTCCGTTGGGTTGATAGAAACTTCGCAAAGGTTATATATGAAAGAGAGCTTGATCTCCGAGACGGATCATCCATTGTATTACCTACCGGTGAAGAAAAAGGAAAGGGATCACAGTGGCCATTGGTTATCAAGGAAGCATTCAGAGAGCCACACTCATCCATTAACTTCTCAGTAGCCGATCTTTTGGAGGATAAGCACAGAGCGCGATCAGTATTACTCAACCTTGCTTTCTTGGCAGCTAAAGACAGAGCAAACCCAATCTATCAATACAATCCAGACTTAGTAAAAGACGTTACACAGCTTTACTCACGGCAGGTGTATCAGCATATTCCTGTTATGGATATTGAGAGGGCAATTGCCCCACTCAACAAAGATACTGCACTTGATCCAACCCTACAGGCTTTCTTGAATGTGTTAAATCAAGAAGCGGCAGATCCTATCGGTTCAGGTGAGGCTGGAACAACACAGAAGAAAGGCAACCAAACTGCAACAGAAGAAGCTATAGATCAACAATTAGACGATCTAGCTAACTCGCTTGAATCAAAGATAATGAAGTTCGGTGCATCAGAGTTCTGGTCACACTGGTATCAAAGGTATCTCCGCTACACAAAGGCGGGAGATGAAAAGATTGCTACTGTGGTTGGGGTTAAGGGTGTCACCTTTGAGAAGATTCAACTTGAAGCAATACGAACCAAATATCCTCCAAAGGCTCTTGTGTTCTCTGCTAAGGAGGCAGAATACAAGGAGCTTGTTGAAAGACGTGACTTCATGCAGATACTTCCATTACTTACAAACTCACTCAGTCCAGACGGCATGAGAAACTTCCAAAAGTATGTATTCTTGCCTAAATTCCAATCACTTGATCCACAGACCATAGATATACTTGTTCCCGATACTATTGACGAAATAGACGCAGAACAAGAAAATGAACGTATAGCCAATAATGAGATGCCAGAGGTTGAGGTGTCTGACAACCACGAGCAACATATAGCAGTTCATTATCAGGCGAAGAACTCATGGGCTAAGTGGGTTCATATAAAATGGCACGAGGAGCTTCTATCAAAACAGAGGATGCAAGCTATGAACCAACCGTTACCGTCACCACAAGACGCGCAACAGGTTCCAGAGCCAAAGCAACCACAAGAAGGTGTTATAAATCAAAAACCTCTTGAAGCTGCAGCTTCTTTAAGAAAAGAAACTGAAAGAAGTTTACAAGAGCAAAAATTATCAAATTTATCAGTTTAGAGTATGAGAAATTACGCAAAAGGTAAGCCAGTAGGCAATAATCTAATCCCTTTCTATGATTCACCTCCTGCTGAGGTAGCATTGTCACGATCTGTTCGTGATAACGCAAGCGCATCATCTATCCTTGTGGTAAGTGATGACACCACTGCAATTGAGGTAGCAGCAACAAATGGTGCAGCTTTCATTAAGTGGTTGCAACAGTCAGTCGTTGACTCGTCAGTAGCAGGGACAAGTATTGTTAGCGCGGCTAGTGGTGCTAACTTTGACAATGTGGTTCCGGCAAACACTGTTCGCAGGTTTGTTATCCCTATTGCAAAGACAGTGCAAACCACATCAATACAGGGTATCAACCCTACAAATGGTCTATATAAAAATGTAGCGATTAAAACTGCTGGGATTGCCTCAGTGGCAGCGATTGAGTTTTAATCTTGACATACTTTACCAATTTAATTGACAATAGATATGGCACGAACAAAAAAAGAAACGGCAGAGCCAGTAGAAGAAGTTGCACAGGTAAAACAAAACAAAATTGATCCTGTTGCAGTAGACTTCCCAAACGATCTATACAACATTCTTGCTAGGAAGATTAATGAAGTGATAGACGTTATCAACAAGTAAACAAACCGATAGATTATGAAACACAAACGATATACCGTAACGACTGAACATGATTTATTAGTAAGCAGATAATGTGGTCGAAATTATTAAGATAATTAAAAGATAATATGGCAATCAGATTACCATTGAAGACAGTTGATACATTCACTGATTCAAACGACACAGGAACAGGATCAGTCGCAGGGGGTATTCCTCATGTAGTTACGATCCCACAGGACTGTGATAATGTCGTAGTTAAAATGACCGCTTCTGTTTCAGGAACAGGGGTATCTGCTGTTTTCCAAACGACTGATGATGGGGGTACTACTTATTACGATGTTGCAAGGACAAGTATTGTTTCCAATGCAAACGGCACTACAGCTCAATGGTTGAATATTCCAGTATCAGGTCAAGGGTTTCGATCAGCTGTACAGGCACAGACAAGTGTTGCAGGTTCTACTAATGTTGGCGTAATGCTCAACACAATTGGTAGCGCAGCAGCATCTTCACTAGGTCAGTATCAAGCATCAGGATTACCACTATTGAGTCCACAGGCTCGTGTGTTCATTATCATAAACGGTAATGTAACAAGCGCAGCATCAAACTCAGTAGTCACAAAGGTCATGGTTAATAGTCAATCAGCAACGGCATAATGAATAATTCCTTTCTAGTTATGGACTACGCTGCACTTGAAGATAAAGAGCAGGAAGTAGACAGGATGCC